AGCTTCGAGAGTGAGCTTGACAGGGAAGCATTCCTCGACGTCGATGATTTCGGCGTCGAGGCCATACTGGATCCCGATGGGCAGCGGATCCGAGTCAAGGGTATCTTCGACAGCGAGAAGGAGATATTCGAGACGGGGGATCATGGCTTATCCACCGCGACCCTGACCTTTGTCGGGCGCACCAGCGATCTGGCAGGGGCCTCCCAGACGGATTACGAGCTGGAGATCGAGGGCGTGACCTACAAGGTCCTGGATTTCTACGATGATGCTACCGGCATGACCATGCTGAATCTCCACAAGAAGAGCACATGAGTATCAATCTGACTACTTTCCGCGACGACATTGTGACTCGGTTGTCCGGAAACACGGACGCCGGCACTGCCGTCTACTCGTCCAAAATCACTCCCAGCCACGTTGACGATCTGCCCGACGTCGTTGTTCTGAGTCCCACGGTATTCGCTCAAGCGGCCGATCATGTCCAGGACGACAATATCACGTTCCTCGCCGATGTGACCTTCCAGCTCGTCCTGGAAGTAGCTCACAGCGAGACGTATGCGACCGATCTGGACACATTGGCCAACCAGGTGAAGGACGTGCTTTTCACGGACCCCCTCTGGCAGGCCCAGTTCGAAGCGATCAACGGCTATACCGAGAGGATCGAGTTGCGTCGCGATGCCGAAACGGCGGTCGCCACACTGCTGCTCGAAATTGAGGTGCGCATCGTCGACACCTGGGAGCCATAAATAGGGCTGGATGCATTCAACTTATCACGTGAGGATTTACAAACATGACCGCACAGAAGGGACGGCTTTTCCTGCTCAAGATCGGCGCTGAAACGGTTCAGACCGCGCGATCGACGTCCATGACGATCAACAACGAGCAGGTCGATATCACGGCCAAGGACACAAACGGCTGGCGCGAGCTGCTGGAAGACGGCGGCATCAAGTCGATGACGATCTCGCTCTCCGGGCCGTTCAAGGACGCGGCAGTCGAGGAAGTGCTACGCGGCTACGCACAGGCCAACAGCATCAACGCGATGTCAGTTGTGAGTGGTAATGGTGACGTGTGGAGCGGAGACTTCGCAATTTCAAGCTACGCGCGCAACTCGGACTACAACGACGTCGAAGCCTATGACGTCACTCTGGAGTCGAGCGGCATCATCACCTTCACACCGGCGTAAGCGTTCTGAGCTTGCACCCAAGCGCTTCGACATTTAGCACAAGGAGAGATACAGATCATGGCTACACTAACGGTCCAGAGTATGGACTTTGAGGGCCTCGAAGCCGCGTACGTGGCCGCCGATGTCGCCGGCGATGAATTCGTCAACGCCTCGGACGAGCGCACCTTCCTGCACGTCAAAAACGGCGCCGGCAGTGATGTCACGGTTACCGTGGCCGCCAACGACGCCAACAAGAGCGGTTATGGGACGATCGAGATCGCGGACACCGACGTCGTCGTCACGGCTGGTGAGGAACGGATGATAGGCCCGTTCCCCTACGGCAGGTTCAGCGACGAGGACGGGCTTGTCCAGGTGACCTACAGCGCCATTACATCGGTGACTGTAGCCGCCATCAAGCTTTCTGCGTAAACCGGGGCCAAATGGAGAAGAGGGTTTATGAGCAATAAGCACCGAGGAGAAATGGAAGTCAAGCTCAACGGGAAAAGTTACACGCTTCGCGCCACGTTTGACGCTCTGGCGAGGATCGAGGATCGAGTAGGTTGCGGAGTCAGCTACCTGCTTGAGAAATCGAAAATCGGTGACATCACGATCAAGCAGATCGAATCTGTCCTCGAAGAGGGCGCCCGCGCCGGCGGACAGAAGATGACCGAGAAAGACTGCGAAGAGCTGCAGGATCACATCATCGACGAGGGCATCAATGGTGCCGGTATCGCAGTTGTCCAGTTCCTGGTAATGGCTCTTACTGGCGGTCCTGAGTACGATCGGATCGCCCAACAGGTCAAGGCCCGCGACGAGGACGACGAGGGAAACGCATAAGCAGGCCGCCGAAAATATCCGACGGTCTGCCGTACCAGCAGTTTTTGGGCCATGCGTGCAAGTTAGGCATTGCGCCCTCTGAGTTTTGGCAGCTCTCCTTCCGGGAATTCTGGGCGTGCTATTTCGTCGAGTATCCGCCCGAAGAGAGCGCGGGCCCGGGCTTCAAACCCTTCACTGAGGAGGAGATGGAGATCCTAGCAGAGGCGGAGCGCAAGTACCAGGAGAGGCACAATGCCAGCTAAATTCGGCCAACTGGCCGTCGAAATGACCGCCGAAACGCGGGACCTGGATAAGGGGCTCAAGCGCGCCGGTGGGAATATCTCCAAGTTCGCGAATAACGCGACCACCAGTCTGAAGGGCATTGCCATTGCTGCGGTCGGCGCCTTCACGGTTGACCGCGTCATTCGCTTTGGCCAGGAAGCTCTCAATACTGCCGATAAGATCGGCAAGATGTCCGCAGTCGTCCGTCTATCCACCGACTCATTCCAGAAACTCGCCTACGCGTTCGATCTGGCCGGCGTCAATCAGGATGAGATGACCACTGGACTGCGTAAATTCACGCGGCAGATCGAACTAGCTGCCAGGGGCAACAAAGCAGCAGTCGATCTCTTCAATTCCTTGGGCGTCTCCGTTAAGGATACCAATGGCAATCTTCGTCCGACCGAGGACGTGCTGTTAGATGTCGCCGACGCGGTCAAGATCCTCACTGATAAGGGCGAAAATCTCAACAACACTTTGGCCCTGCTCTTCAATGCCAGTGGCGTCAAGCTGGTCAACGCGCTTAAGGGCGGGAGCAGCGAACTGAAGAATCTAGGCAAAGAAGCTGAAAGACTCGGACTCGTTATCGACAACGATCTGATCAAAAACGCCGAAAAGACCAACGATGCCTTCAATAAGGTCAACAAGGTACTCACACTACAGCTCCAGAAAGCATTTCTCCAATTAGCGGGACCTCTCACGTCGATTGCAAACGATATAGTTTCTGTCACTCAGGGATTCCGTGACTTCATCGAGGTTCTGGGCAATATTGATGCGATCACTGATAGTATCGAGTTCCTCAAGAATCTGAAGGATGTCTGGGGTGAATTGATCGACCTCGTTAATCCTGCTCATCAGATCAGGAAATACCTGGGTCAAGTGAAAGACGCCGTTTCTGAGGGCGCGAAATACTTCAGGACCAAGATCCCCGATAAGAAGCCAGATAAGCCCGAGGTCGACAAACCCACCGAGAATGTGCCTGGTACACCTGGGACGCCAGGCAATGTCAACAAGTCTGTGGATGATGCAAAAAGGATCGCCGATGCCGCCCTGCAGGCTCAGCAGAAGGTCCACGACTACATCATAGCCAGTCGCCGGGACCTGGAAAATCGAGTCATTGCCAATCAGAAAAGCGAGATCACTCGGATCCAGCTTACGGCGGAGCAGGAGATAGCGAACGTCAAGGAGAAGACACGCGAGATTCTACGGAATAGCGAAGTCACCGCTAAGCAGCGAGTCGAAATCGAACGCAATGCCGAGCGACAGATCCAGGAGATTATCAGGAACAGCGCCGATCAGCAGGCTCAGATCAAGAAGGACCTCGTCGAAACGATTCGGGCACAAGCTGCCCGGGAAGCGGAGATCAGTTCGCGACTGCAGAAGGAGCAGACTGATGCCATTCGCAAGCGGGCCGAAGATGCTGGGAACTACTTTGCCAGCGCCTTCGAACGTGCCATCCGATCCGGAGACAGCTTCAGCGAGATCCTGAAGGGTATCGCTGCCGACTTGCTGACTTTAGCGGCCCGCAAGCTTGCTATCGGCGCCCTCACCGATATTTTCGGTGGCGGAGGTGGCGGAGGTGGCTCGGCTATCGGCAGCTTCCTGAGCCTGTTTTTCGCGAAGGGCGGGGCGTTCAGTCATGGTGTGCAGGCGTTCGCTGGGGGTGGAGTCGTAGGAGGCCCGCGTTTGTTTCCGATGGCCGGCGGCATCGGTCTGATGGGCGAGAAAGGCCCCGAAGCCATTATGCCGCTGCGACGTAACGGGCGCGGCCAGCTAGGAGTCATGACCGCTGGATCTGGCGGGGGTGGGATTACGGTCGGTTCCATCAACGTCAACGTCGAGTCGGCAACGGGAACGCCCGAGGACATCGGTAAGGCTGTGGATTCCGGGATCCGTCGGGGCTTGGAACAGTTCATCGACAAACGCATTCAGGACGCGGGCCGCCCAGGCGGGGTGGCTAACCCTGTCCGCAGGACATTGTATCGAGGGTAAGCCGAGATGAGCACTGCTCTACCATTACAGCACCGAATACAACGAGGCGTCTCGATGAGCATCGAACCCCGGGCTTGGGTGAGCGAGATGAATGGCTACACGCAGCGCGTACCGATGGGCACAAACCCATTTGTTCGGCGTTGGGACATCCAATATCCCGGGCTCACGCCGGACGAGCAGACAATCGTCACCGATTTCATCGAGGCCGTTGGATCATGGGGCACGATCTCCTATGACGATCGACTCTGGGTCATCGAGAAAGACAGCATCGTGAGCACCAGTCAATTCGGCAGCTTTGCCAGCTTTGGCTTCACGCTCCGACAGGTTTATGAGCCGTGACCAATACCGTAAGCTCGGAGATCATGCAGTATGAGCTTGGGGGACTTGTGAGCCTCTACGAGCTGGATACAACCGTGATCGGGGGCATCGACGTCTACCACTTCACGCCCGACCTCAACACGAACGGCACCTTCATCACTTGGCAAGGTTACACGTTCACGCAGTTTCCGATCGAAGTGGCCGGCGTCTCGTGGAGCGGTGCCGGCGAGCAGGTGCGTCCGAAGCTTCGCGTGAGCAACGTGAACAAGGTCCTCATGGCGGCCTTGAACTCCCTGGATGATCTCGTCGGCGCAAAGCTTACGCGGTGGAGAACCTTTGCCCAGTACCTGAACGGTGTCGATGATACCAAGATGCTGAACGAGGAAATCTTCGTTGTGCGCAAGAAGGTCGAGCACACGGCCAACCTCATCGAATGGGAGATCGGTCAGCTCCTCGATCGTCCGAACTTCGTGCTCCCCCGGAGAATCATGCTTCGCGATGGCGATGAGGATGTAAGGTTTCCCGGGCTGGGGCGCAACAGGATCCGTTGATGCAGATTTCGCAGGATGCACACAACGCCATTCGACGACATGCTCTCTCCGAGTATCCTCGGGAGGCTTGCGGATTGATCGTCGATGGACGTTACATTCCGAAGAGCAATCATGCAGTCAATCCCGAGATCAGTTTTGAGATGCTGCCAGAGCCGGGGCTCCTGGACAGAGCCTGTGCCGTTGTTCATTCTCACACCGTGGATCCCGCGACGCGATACCGACAGACCAAGGACCCAAGGACGCCCAGCGAGACCGACATGCAGCAACAGATGGCCCTGGGTATCCCCTACGGAATCACTGCCACCGACGGACATTGGATCGATGAGCTGGTGTGGCTGGGAGATCGGGACATCGCCCCGCTACTGGAGCGACCCTTCATAAGCGGGATCTTTGATTGCTGGGAGCTGGCCCGCGACTGGCTGCGGCTAAATCTAGGTGTGGAACCACCAACGATCGCGAGAGAGCATGATTGGCTCAACAAGCCGAACAACTACTTTCTCGACATGCACGAGGGAGCCGGCTTTAGATTGATCCATGGCATCGAGAATTTCGAACGCGGCGATGTCGTGTTGATGACCCTGGGCCGGGAAGCTCGCAAACGACGCTACCCAGATCATTGCGGTATCTACCTTGATGGAGGAGAGCTGCTGCACCACCTGTACGGCAAGCCTTCGTGCCAGACTCGGTTCGACCGCTACAAGGCAGTGACGATATGCGCAGGACGATGGAACAACCAACGGTAAAGGACGTTTTCTTCCACGGTGACCTCGCCAAGAAATTCGGCGAGCATCACCGTTTCGCGGGCGATCACGTCCAGACCGTGATGCGCGGCATCGAGCTGAATCATCCTGGCCTACGCTCGTTCATTGCCAACCGGTACTACCACGTGCGGCTCAAGGTGAAGGATCGCCCGCTATTCGAGTTGTCATCCGATACCACGGACGAGGTGCTCGGCATTCGGCTCGGTAGCGAGGTCGAGGAGATCCACATCGTGCCGGCGGTCGCCGGGGCCGGTAATGAAGGCAAGATATTCTTGGGCATCGGTCTGCTTTTCATTGGTCTGCTCAGCGGCGGCTTCGGACTGGCCGGCGGCGGACTGTTCGCCGGTCAACTATCACTCGGCAAGCTGATCTTCGCCGGCGTGCTCATCGCGGCATCGGAGTACCTGGCCCCGCAGCCAAAAATTGGCGAGGGCTTTTCGACCGAGCCAGCGGAGGCAGCTCCATCGGACATGTTTAACGGCCAGGTTATTCTCCGGCAGCAGGGCATTCGCATGCCGATTCTGGTAGGCCAGTTCCTGTGCTCGCCAGTTGAGCTGAGTTTGGGCGTGAGGACCTTCCGCAAGTGAGGAAGCTGCCAATGATCATCGGACGCAAGGGACCTGAGGCCCCGGATCCTCCATACGAGGAGCCGAACAGCTACGCATCGCGCGCGCTCGCCCGGGGTGTTTACGCTTATTCCGAGGGGCCTGTCGTCGGCGTCACCAGCCTCAAGCAAGTCTTCTTCGACGAAACGCCTGTGCAGGCAGCGGACGACTCGTACAACTTCAAGGAGGTCGAGTGGGACGAGCGCACCGGGCTCGCCAGTCAGGATTACATGCCGGGGTTCCCCGACGTCGAAGCCAACTTCGACGTTTCCACGCAAGTCCAGAACGGGGGCGACGCCGAAGGCAACGCCGTTGTTCGATCGACTTCGGGTCCCGACGTCGATCGCATGTTGATTACGGTGGCCATAGGACCACTCTTCTACCGCGATACGACCACCGGGGACATAACCCGCACATCAGTAAGCATTCGCATCGATGTGCGCCCTGACGGTGGCTCATGGCAGACGGCGCGCACAGAGACCGTTAACGAAAAGAACGTCCAGCCCTTTGAGATCGATTACGAGGTCAGTAAGCCTCAGCCCGAGACGACCGACGAGTGGGATGTGCGAGTAGTGCGGTTGACGGCCGATTCCGTCGACAGCAATCTCGGCAACGACACCTACTTCTCGCGCTACACCGAGATCATCGACTACCACTATTCCTACGACAACACCGCGCTGATCGGACTTGGTATCTACGCGGACATCGTCGGTAATCGTTTCCCCGCGATCGGCATCGAGGCGCAGGGCCTTATCTGCCAGATCCCTTCCAACTACGATCCAGACACGAGGACGTACACCGGGACTTGGGACGGGACCTGGAGCACCGGCTACACCGATAATCAAGCCTTCATCCTCTACACGATTCTGCTCAACGAGCGATACGGAGCAGGGCAGTACCTCGATACCGGCTACATCGATGCGGCTGCGTTCTACTCGGCTGGCCGCTGGAACGACGCGGTGAACAGCAGCGGAACGTACGTCGGAGTCGACGACGGCGATGGCGGCGTGGAGCCCAGGTTCACGCTCAACTACCAGTTCATCAATGCAGAACCGGGCTGGCAATTCCTGCAGACGATCGCCGGAACGATGCGGGCGGCGTTGGTGGACATGGGCGGCATCATTACCCTCGTCCAGGACCGCAAGGGCCGCACGGTTCAGAAGCTCGTCACCAATCAGTCAATCGAGGGCTCTTTCCGCTACACGGCCAACGACATCGAGGAACGCTTCAATCGTGTCGTGGTGACCTGGAATGATCCGGCGGAGAAGTATCGCCAGCGTACTGTCCATGAGCAGGACGACACACACATCGCCGTGTATGGTCTCAATGAGACCCACCTGGCCCTGATCGGTTGCACGACGGAGGGGCAGGCCAGACGCCAGGCCAAGGCGTATCTGCACGGTTTTCTCAATGAGACCGAGACTTGCAGCTTCACGACAAGCCTGCATCACTCGGACATAGTACCCGGCGATATTATCTCGACCTGGGATGAGGAGTACACCTCGCTCAAGCAGAGCGGACGTGTGGCCACGGGATCGACGACCGTGCTCCTCAAGCTCGATCGTGAGACGACCCTTGCGTCGGGCCAAAGCTACAAAATGATCATCAATCTGAGCACGGGCGTCCAGGAAGAGCGCGATGTGATGGAAGGTGCCGGTGACTACACCGAGCTGACTCCCACGTCTCCGTTCTCCGAAACGCCCACTGTTGCTGCGGATTATGCGATCTACGGTACCGTGGAGCCCCGGACCTGGATCGTGCTGGACAAGGTTGAGAGCGAACCCGCGAAGTACGACTTCACTTGCTTGGAACACAACGAGAGCAAGTACGACGCTATCGAGTCGGGGATCGCTCTGGAGGTCCCCGAGTTCACCGCAGCCGATCCCTATGGCACGGTATCCTCCCCGACCAATGTCCAACACTTCCCGCGCGGGCGCAATGAACCCGATGGCTCCTCGAACGTCTACCGGGCGTTGGAAACGACCTGGGATTATGCGATCGGCGAAAACATTATCATGTTCGAGTTCCGTTGGAATCGCGGATCTGAAGGCTGGAACACCTCGAACGTCATCACGACGCCGAACTACACGATTCCCAATGCTCTCCCGGGGACCTACGACTTCCAGGTGTTCGCCATCAACGTCGCCGGCAGGCGCAGCGCACCGACGCTCTCGTCCTACACGCTGGAGACGGATGGCGTAAGCACGCTCACGCAGCCCCAGAACGTCGAGGTCAAGGGCGGAGGCACCACTTGGTATGACAGCACCGCGACCATCGTTTGGGACGACTTCGGCGACCAGACGGACGACAGCGAGATATTTTGGCGCAGCAAGATCGAGTGGTGGGACAATGACACGGTCACACTGCTCAAGACCGACTACACCTACGATCTCTTTGAGGCCAAGTTCACGCCGAGTGATCAGATCCTGACCGGATCTTATCATCGCAATCTGCTCGTCAAGATCAGCTTCCAGGACCAATTCCGAAACGAGACGGCCCAGACGAGTGAGGTGGTCAGCAACCCGGCACCGCCCGTTCCCGACTCTGTGGTTCTGACGACCGGTTATGAGAGCGTCTTCGTCGAAATAGAAGGCCCGGCTGGGCATCCCGACATCGTCGGTTACGAGGTGCACCGCTCGACATCCTCGGGCTTCACGCCTTCGCCCAGCACTCTCGTAGCTGAGGGGGACGCCCGGCTCTACAATGTGCCCACGTCCTCCGGAACGGTCTATTACTGGCGAGTCGGGGCTTACGACCGGCTAGGCAAAGACACGATCAATTACTCCTCGGCCCAGGCGTCGTCCGCAAAGCCGGTCTACCAGGACATCGATGCGGTCTCCTTCGCTTTCGAGGGGCTGCAGATGTACCCGGATACTCCCACGGATGACTACATCCAGTGGAGCGACTTCACCGCCGTTGTTTCCAGAGCTGGCACCGTCTCGACTTATGCTGTGAGCAGCGACAGCGCCGAGTGGACGAGCGGGAAGCTCTACCTCTACTACGTGGAGGGCGACAGCACGATGTCGACCTCCACGACCCGTCTGGACGCCTTCGGCTACGACCGCCGGCTACTGGGCATTTACGAGGGAGGCAGCACGTTCAAGTTTATCGAGGGGCTGGCGACTTTCGACGCGGCGGACGTCATCGTGCCTGGCTCCGTCACGGCCTCGATCGTCGCAGCGACCAACGTGATCACCAGCAGCGCTCAGATCGCGAACCTCGTTGTGCAGGACGCTTCGATCGAATCCGTCGGCGCCGATAAGATCGTTTCGCTCGATCTGGCGGCCATCAATGCTAACTTGGGGACCATCACTGCCGGCCTGCTGCAATCGTCCGATGGAACAATGTCCATCGACCTGGACGACAAGGAGATCATCATCGCTGGCGAGAACGGCCAGGCCAGCGACGATTACATCATAATCACGGATGGGCGCATTGACGCCTACAAATACCTCAACGGCCAGCACGTCGAGTTCAAATCTCTGTATCACATCGAGGTCGGGCAGGCGACCAACGGCGAAACCGTCACCATCCCTGGGTATTTCGAGAACGAGCCGCAGATCCGTGTGAGCCCGCTCAACCTGCAAACATACGACGCTACCTACACCGCACAGGATCAGTCTCTCGTCTTCCAAATCGAGAATCTGCAGGAGACAAGCGCGGGCTCGCATCAATGGCAGTTCGATGCCGTGGCGACGCTTACATTGGCGGGGGCCTCCGGAAACACGGTGGTGAACTGGGACAGCGGTTCTACAAGCACAGCGACTGTCAACAGCGACGTCCAGGTCACTCCGGCTAACTGCGACTCCATCACCGCTTTCATTCGGGTGAAGTCGCAGCGCAGCACCGGCACCTCGCCAAACTGGTACTACCGCAAATGCGTCTGGCGCATCGGCTATCGACCGCATTCCGGAGGCGCCTACAGCTACACAGGTACTCGAACCGTTTACATGGGAGCCCAGTTTGATTACGTCTCGGACAGCTTGACGGTCGCGCTCAGCGCCGACGAGTGGGATTTCTACGTCGAGTACGTGTTCTCGGACGACAGCGGCAGCTTCAGCTCAGGTGGAACGACTTACGAGTACGACGTTGACGTCCAGAGCAATGGTACGCCGGCTTCCAGCGGAGTGGCCGACACGACCTGTACGTATCCGACCAACTGCGACGACATCAGCAAGGGCTACATGGATCTCGGTGCCTACAGCCCGCCCGGGGGCTGGAGCATTTACGATCTGGACTACACAGTCAACTGGGCTTACGACCAGAACTTCCTGAACCGGAAGGTCACCAACTACGCTTGGTGGTTCCTCTCTGACAGCAGCACTGCCGAGACGAATCAGATCAAGAGCGTGATCAATGCTGACCCCTCCTCGTGCGGCGGCGGTAATGTGAATATGACGGATAGTGGAACGCTGAACGTCAGCAACTTCGACATCCCGAATTATCACCGGTACATCGTGCTCAAGGCAGCTTCCAGCGTCAACCACGTGTGCGGAATCGGCGTCACAGCCGAAGGCGATGCCGAGACGACTGTCAGCTCTGCATCCTGCACGATCGGTATTCGCCGCCCGGCAGTGATATCGACGACAGCAGCCAACCGAGCCCTGCTGGACTCCTACAACTTCGAGTTGGGAACCGCTCAGCAGTTGGCCGAAGGGTCGTTGAACTGGATGGCGATCGGAGACTAACTCGGGCAAGTAAATACGGATGGAGACTACACGATGCCACGTTTTGATTTGACTGAGGTTACCAATGAGGATCTTTACTGGGCCCACTTCGACCAGTCGGTCAGGGACCTGGTCGAGAATCAGCCAAAGCTGAGAAGCCTGAAGGACGTCATGGTTATACTTCACCGTGCCGGCGAACTGAAAACCGGAAGCATCGTTGAGGGGGCTCCGCAGCTCTCGGACTACCAGAGCCGCGTACGCAAGGTCCTGGAGGCCCTTAACGATGAGGCCGACTCATGAGCGTCATAGCCAATTTTGATCTGGACCAAAACGCT